CGGCTTGCCCGTGAATACGTCTGGTAATTTATCCGGTATTAGCGCTCTTCCATTTCGTGGTGTTTACCTTATTTGGAATGAATGGTTTAGAGACGAAAACCTCCAAAAATCCGTCAAGATTCAGAAAGGCGATACCAACGAAGTTTTGAATTCTACCCGATCTGCCGAGCAGCCTTCTTGGGTTTTCTCGTCAGGTACCAGTATTGTTCCCGGCTTAGCCTGTCCGCCTCGTGGTAAACGCCATGATTACTTTACTTCTGCTCTTCCGTGGACACAGAAAGGACCTGGTGTTTCTGTAGGTCTTGCTGGTACCGCTTCTATAGTTGACCCTTCGCCTTCGACTGGTTATCTGCTCCACAGCAATAGGTTGCAGCTTGCTTCTGTTTCCGCTTACCCCGGCGATGGCTCTTACGGCGGCCAATTAATTGAACGCGGTGATGGATCTATTTCGTTTAACCATTACAGTGATAATTATAGTACTGTAGGTGGTTTTGCTGGCAATACAAAAGATGTAACTGTTATGACAGCAAAGCCTGCTTCTGATTTTCTTGCTAAAGATTCTTATGTTGACTTGGATACTTCGAGCATCTTTACGATCAACAGTCTTCGTACTGCTTTCCAGATGCAGAAGTTCTATGAACGCCTTGCTCGTGGTGGTAGTCGGTATACAGAAGTGCTTCGCTCTTTCTTTGGCGTAGTTTCTCCTGATGCTCGTCTTCAGCGTCCGGAATTTCTTGGCTCCTTTACTAAAATGGTAAATGTTAATCCAATAGCTCAAACTTCTGCAACTGATGACATCTCTCCTCAAGGCAATCTTTCTGCTTATGGTGTTACTGCTGCCAAGTTCCATGGCTTTACTAAATCTTTTGTTGAGCATGGTTATATTTTTGGTTTTGTATGTGCTCGTGCCGATCTTACTTACCAGCAAGGTATTAATAAGATGTGGCTTCGCTCTACTGTTTATGATTTTTATTGGCCTACATTCGCGCATCTCGGTGAGCAGGCTATTGAGCTTCGTGAGATTTATGCCCAAGGTTCTGAAACTGATACTACTGTTTTTGGCTATCAGGAACGTTATGCCGAATATCGCTATAAACCTTCGCAGATTACAGGCAAGTTTCGCAGTTCTGTAACCGGTGGCAACCTTGACGTTTGGCACCTTTCACAGTTCTTCAATAACGCTCCCACTCTAAGCGAGGAATTTATTATGGAAAATCCACCTATTGAGCGCATTATCGCTGTTCCCAGTGAGCCTGAGTTCTTGCTTGACATAGGCTTCCGTTACACTACTGTGCGTCCTATGCCTATGTTTGGTACACCCGGCCTTGTTGATCATTTCTAAAAGGAGCTGTTTTCATGTCATGGCTTTCTAATACTTTAGGCAGCATTGCTGGTTCTGTTCTTGGATCTGCAGTTCAGAATCATTACAATTCCGCTAATGCTGCACAAGCTAACAAGTGGAATGTCGAAAATTATAAACATCGTTATCAATGGGCTGTAGAAGATATGCGCAATGCTGGTCTTAATCCTATTCTTGCCGCAACTAATGGTATAGGCGGTTCTATATCTGGAGCTTCAGCCGCTTCTGTAGGTATGAGTGACATAGGTTCTACTATGAATTCTGCTAAAGCCGCTAGTGCCGCAGAAAGGCAGGCTAAGAATGCCGAGCATCTTGCAATATCTCAAATTGATAAAAACGTTGCAGAAGCTGATTCTGTGCGTCAGAGTACCCATGGTACAGTTCTTCAAAACGGTATTCTTGCAAACGATCTGAATCTTCGTGAGCAGACTTATGAAAAGCGTCTTGGTTACGAGCTTGAGAAGATGAATCTGGAGCTTGAAAATCTTCGTCTTCAAGGTTCTTACCTTAGCTCTGGTGTTTTGAATAATATTGCTTCTGCTAATCGTGCTAATTCTGCCGCCGCTTTTGATAATATTCAAACTGAAATGGCAGGTATGGAACGTGATTTCTATAAGAATATTGAAAGTCTTACAGGTGCTCCTAGATCTGTCGCTAGTGGTGTTGGTTCTACTGTCAAAAATGTTATAGGCTTCCTCGGAGGTCGTTACTTTGGAAGGAGATAATTTTATGTCTAATAAAACTACTATGATTTTGACTTTTATTGTTTCTGTTGTTGTTCCCTTTATTCAGGAAGTTGTGGATCTAATTGAAGCTCTGAAAGGTAAAGCCTCTTCGAACACTGTTACTGCTAAAAAAGTTGCTTCGGACTTTCAGACCGATGTTGCGCAACTTGTTGAGCCAGTTGCTAATAAGAATGATTCTAAAAAAACTAGCCGTTTTTTCGGTTCTTGGAGGGATGCTAAATGAGACGTCGTCGCTTATCTAAAAGAGGCTCTCGCCGTCTTTTTCGGCGTACCTCCAGATCTCGCCGTAGAAATTTTAAGAGAGTAGGACGAGGTGGATTTAGGATTTGACATTCTGACTTAATCCTGATACAATCGGTACAGGTGATTAATATGGTTTGTTATAATCCTATTCTTATGTGCCCAGTTGAGGGAGCGATAACAAAAAATGGAAAACAACATTATAGTTTTTACGGTAGCCTTGCCTCTCACCCCGAGCTTGCTGGCGATAGTCGTTTCATTCGTTGTTCTTGTAAACAATGCATCGGTTGCCGTCTCGAAAATAGTAGACAGTGGGCTGTCCGTGCTGTTCACGAAGCCCGTTCTTCGTCTTCTGCTTATTTCGTTACTTGCACTTTCGACGATTATCATTTGCCTTGTGATAAAAGCTTAAGCAAGAAATTTCATCAGACTTTCATGAAAAATCTTCGCCGCGAGTATGGCAGTGGTATTCGCTTTCTCGGCTGTGGTGAATATGGTGAACTTCATGGTCGCCCCCATTATCATTACATTTTGTTTAATATTGATTTTGATGACAAAATTTTTCGGTTCCGTACAGACGGTTATAATACTTATACTTCTTTTCGTTTTGCCAAAGTATGGAAATACGGTATGCATCTTATTGGTGAGTTTAGTTTTGATTCTGCTGCCTATGTCGCTCGCTATATAGTTAAAAAACAGACAGGTAAAGACGCTCCTTCTCACTATAAAGGTCGCATTCCTGAATTCATGGTTGCTTCTAATCGTCCTGGCATAGGTGCAAAATGGCTCGAAGAATATGGCGAAGAATGCTATGCTAATGATTATGTTGTTATTAACGGTAAGAAGATGCGTCCTCCTCGTTATTATGATAAGAAATTTGATGAAACGCATCCTCACTGGATGGAGTTTATTCGTAACAATCGTATTGAGAAGATGCTTCATAACTTGGAGAACAATACTTTTGATCGTTTGGTTGACCGTTGCCGCGTTCAGGAAGGTAAGTATAAACATTTTCTTGGTAGAAAACTTGACAAGGTATTGTGACTGTGTTATCATTAAGTCAGGAATGAGGTGATGTTTATTAGTGAATTTGAAGCTGTTAAAAATTTTCTTCGTGAGCGTGATATTTCTTTTAACTTTCTCTTTCGTGGTAGTAAATATGCCGCTTACCGTCTAAAGCCTGATGGTTTTAGGGTTATTCGTCTTGATAAGGATTATTTTGTTATATCATCTACGATTTATCTTATGATTCGTAGGTATCTAATTGCGTTTAGAAAAGGAGATGGTTCCGCTGAGACTTTATTCCATTTATGATTCCAAGGCTGAACAGTTCAGTCCTCCGCAGGTTTATCACAACGATTTGCTCGCTCTGCGAGCTTTTGAAGGTATAGTTAATGATGATAAAATGCTTATTAAAAAGTATCCTGAAGATTTTTCTCTTTACTATATTGGCAATCTCGGTGACAGCGATGGTCGCTATTACATTGAGAATTGTGACGAGTCCCGTATTCCTGTCATGGTTGGTCGCGCCATAGAATATGTGCAGACTATTGACAATGATTCTACTAAATGATAATCTAGTAAAGAGCGTATCAGAAAAAGGACGATCTCACGGAGATCGTCCTTTTTTTGTACGCCACGCCCGCCGTGTCGGAACGCATTCGCCGGATGG